AGGCCGCAGTCATGGCAGAAGGTACTATGAAAACACTCAAAAACAAATCTCATTTTATNAAACCTTGTATCCGAAAAAGATTAAAGAGTGAAGAGGCTGCAAGACAACGGAAGAAGGATGAAATGAAACTCATTCGTCAGGCACAAAATGAACAAAACGAATGGTATAGATGATAACAACGTTGTCAATCTAGATGCATTCCGTAAAGAAAAATATACTCTTAATATTCGTGTAGGTGGTTATTACACAAACCTAGAAATGGGTGTGTATCTCCATGTTGTCGGTNTAACTGAACCGATGCACACAAAAGANGCAGAACAACACTTCATAGTTGAAGATCATTTCGGAAATATTGTTACTTTTCGTNTAGATGATCCCCCACCAAACTTTGTTGTGTCCAATATGAATGAATTTGCTGCCGCAGCAATGGGCATTCCAGATCCAGATGACCCCCAAGTGTCTTAGTTTTATAAATAATTAATGAGGGTTATTGGGGGAATATTCTGATAAAAGATTCTCTGAATTTTTTTCGTGCTTCCTTCTCCCCTCAGTATATTGTCATACCTACCTTAAAAAAACAAAAAGTTTGTAATAATAATGTTACGATTCAAAGAATATCTTTCTGAAGCAAAAGAAGGTAAAAACCTTCATTTAGAACACCTAGAAGACGAAGTACTGAACAACGGCATCAATGGAACCAGAGGTGCGATCAGTTTCTTGCAATCTTTACGAGATATGTTAGCAGGAAATGCTAGTTCAGGTGTCAATATAACTGTCAAGTGGGATGGTGCTCCAGCAGTCTTTGCAGGAACCAATCCAGAGAATGGAAAGTTCTTTGTAGGAACCAAAGGAATTTTCAAAATGGGAGGAGCCAAGAAAGTAAATTATACACACGATGATATTGATAGAAATCATTCTGGTGGTCTTGCTGACAAACTCCATGTTTCGTTGGATGAACTTTCAAAAGTGGGCATCAAGGGGGTTTTACAAGGTGATATAATGTACACGAAAGACGATCTACAAACTAAAACAATTGATGATGAATCGTATATTATATTCCAACCAAACACAATCGTTTACGCAGTTCCACAAAATTCACAACTCGCCTCAAAAATCAAATCATCTAAAATGGGAATCATCTGGCACACTACTTATAGTGGTGATACGATGGAAGGTATGAAAGCCTCTTTCGGAGTTTCAGATGGTGCATTCAAAGAAACAAAGTCGGTCTGGCAAGCAGATGCATCGTTTACAGATACTTCTGGTTCTTCTACCATGACAAAAAAAGAAACAGAAGAAGTAACGAAAATTCTCAGTCAGGCAGGAACGAAGTTTCATGAGTTAAAGAAAGATGTTCTTGATACAATAGCGAAGGAAGAACGGATTGGAATTCTGATAAAGACATACGCAAACAAAATGATAAGACAAGGACAGAGAATTACAAATCCAAGAAAACATGCAGCCGGAACGATTGCAAGTGCTTATGATAGATTGAAGCATGATGTAGATAGAGTGAAGACAGATAAAATGAAGAAGGTAAAACAGGAAGAAATGGATAGTCATGTGAAATTTTTGAGAAGTAATTCATCACAGTTAGTTAAGATATTTGAAATGCAAAATCTACTCATCGATGCAAAAATGTTGATTGTTCGTAAATTGGAAAAGATTAAAGGAATGACAAAAACCTTTATTAAAACTGATTCGGGATATGATGTTACTACACCCGAAGGATTTGTTGCAATCGATACCATGAAAGGTAATGCAGTCAAATTGGTTGATAGACTTACTTTTTCACTTAATAATTTTACTGTTGCAAAGAGTTGGGATAAGTAATGGCAAAAGATTTAAAGACAGCAGTATTTTGTTGGGGAAGATTCAATCCTCCAACGATTGGCCATGGAAAGTTGTTGGATGCACTTATTTCTGTTGCGAAGAGAAAAGGTGGTAGAAATAGTGATACATTTGTTCTTGTAAGTCATTCAGTAGATCCAGAAAAAAATCCTCTGACAAAGGAACAAAAAGTATTTTATTTGAAAAAAATGTTTCCCAAACAAATGAAATATTATGATGTGGAATTGAACAAGAAGAAATTGTTTCTTCGTCTTATTGCAATTATTTTGAACAAGTATTATGACAGATTAATTATGGTTGTTGGAAGTGATAGAGTTAGAGAGTTTCAAACTGAATTGGATAAGTTCAATGGAGCAACTGGTGATGATGCGCCTCTCAAGGGAGCATCTTATAGTTTTAAGGAAATTGAAGTAGTTAGTGCAGGAGAACGTGATCCAGATGCAGAAGGTATTTCAGGAATGTCTGCATCTAAGATGAGGGCCGCAGCGGTAGACGGAGATCTAAAATCCTTTAAGGGAGGAGTTCCAAGAGGATTTGGTGCCAAGAATACAAAGAATATGATGAATGATGTTCGTAAAGGAATGGGTTTGGAAGTAGTAGAATCAAACGAATCTATGTTGACATTCAAAGAATATCTAAAGGAAGCCGATAGTGAAGAAGTTCGTGATGCGAAAAAAGTTTTTACCTCATTACAAGAAATGTATCCAAAGATTCCAAAATTTCCATTGGTGTTTAAAAACTTAAAAGGCAAAGGGAGTGGATATTTAGAGACATCAAAATTAAAAGGGGGTAAGGTCATTTTTGTTGATAAGATGGTTATTGATGATTCGGGAATGAGTTCATTTGAACCTGACTATGCAGTAGTTCATGAGTTTGCCCATGCAATTTTAGCAGTTACCAAAGGAGATTTGGGACATAATAAAAGACATGCCGATTTAACAAATAAACTTGCACAAAAATTTGGTTTAGTATGAAAACATTTAAACAATTTTGCGAGGGGAAAACCCAACTGTACGGACTTTCAATTAAGGAGTTGTTAGATACCGTTTTGAATTTCAATGGAAAAACTCTCATTTATTTTGATACTGAAACAATGGGCCTTACTCCCAAAAAGGATTATCTACAACTTACTGAAATTGCGGCGGTTGCATATGATGGATCAACATTCAAAGAAGTTGATAAGATAGATTACAAGGTTAATCTATTGCAAGTTACAAAGGATGTTTTAAAACCAGGCACACCAGAACGAGAAAATTGGGATTCACACGTAAAACCAAAAGACAAATTAAAGACACCACAAGAGGTGTTGAAGATGACTCGTTATGGTGCAAAAACAGCCAGGTTCATAAAAGAAGTTCATGCAATAAATGTATTTTTTAAATTTATAAACAAGTTTAAAAATCCTGTCTTGATTGCACATAATGCACCATTTGATTTGAAGTATCTTGGTGTTCGTGCAAAGATGTATGGTATCAAGATGAAGACATACAAGACATTGGATACACTTGAATTGAACAAGATGTATTTCATTCCGCTACTCAAATCGGTGCAAGACAGTGACGAATTGGATTTGATTTTGAAATCATTGTCCACTCAAACAACAACAGGAAAACGAAAAGTTTCATCAACATTGGGAAATCTAAGTACAGCAATGAAAATAGATGTTAAGGGTTGGCACAATGCTCTTGCAGATGTAGATATGTTAATGAAAGTTCTTGCTAAGATGGTTGGGATGTTNAAGAAGTATCAAGATGTNGATATAAGTGACTTGCATCGTAAAGAAGTTTTGAGGGTTGCGAAGAGTCAACATAAAAGAAAACACACCCCAAAGAGAAAAAAGAAGTGAGAACATTTAAAGAATTTTCGGAAGGGGTAACACCTGAAATTCGTGATGCGAAAAAAGTTTTTGTTTCATTACAGGCAATGTATCCAAAGATTTCAAAGTTTCCATTAGTGTTTAAGAATCTAAGTGGTAGAGGTAGTGGATATTTAGAAACATCAAAAATAAAAGGTGGTAAAGTTATTTTTGTCGATAAGATGGTTATTGATGATTCGGGATTAAGCTCCTTTGAACCCGATTATGCAGTTGTTCATGAATTTGCTCATGCAATTTTAGCAATTACCAAAGGGGATTTAGGACATAATAAAAGACATGCGGATTTAACATATAAACTTGCACAAAAATTCGGTTTAGCATGAAAACGTTTAAACAATATCTAAAAGAAGGAGTTGCTTGGGAACTAAGTGCTTCCAAAATGATATTTGATTTTGGGCAAATGTCCAATATGAAAATTCCATTAACATCTAAGACAATGGAATGGATTTTCCAAGTGCAG